GATCCGCTTTTGTTAAATCGGGGAGATAGCAGTCCTTAAAATAGGGGGTGATGTTCTTTTTTTTTTTCAAGCAGAAGACGGCATACGAAGAAACGGCAAGCTCGGATTTTCGATTTAACAAATATTCTTTCATAAGGCTTGGATAGAAAAAGCGTTCGTTTCTTTCGTCGTTTTTCGCCTCTGTCGTAAGCGTTGGCGGCGTATAGTCTTTCATGAAATCCATATACGCTTGTTGAGCGGCTCGTTTGTTGGGATAGCCGCAAAGCCTTTTTTGAACTTCTACGCCTGCGTCGTTCATTATACGAAACCTTACGTCGATCACCGTTCCCGATTTTGTTTGTCGTTTTGCATAGCTGGGCATTATAATAATCCTTTGCGTTGATAACACTCTACCGCTTTACGAAGCGTATCAATATCCACATCTAACAGCTCCGCGATTTCATTATCGTTGGAGCCTTTTTTTATTGCCTCTTGCAGTTCCTCAAAGGGGACTTGCAATATGTAGGAAGCCTCCTGCGCTTTGTGTTCCGCCTTGGCGATATTATTACAACGCAGGGCTTCAGTGCAACATCCGAAAGGATAAAAACCGTTTGTGATACAATGGCCGACTTCTTCCGAATAAACCCGCTTTAAGTCACGTTCTCGGTCAACTTTTCTTAAGTCTAAAATAATAACAGATAAATTTTCTTGGATAAATGAAAAGGCTCTTTTGTGCTTCAAAGGCTCAAAAAGTGTAAAAATGTTCATTCCTTCAGCAAAAGAAAATAATCTTTCGGATGTCATATAGCCCCTCGCTGTATATCATACTTGTAATCTTATCCACATTATAACACAATAAATATGACAAACGTATGCCTATATTAAAAAATTCTTTAATCTTTTTTCTTTCGCGCTCGAACAAACTCGATATATTTTACAACATCGTCGATATCGTCTTGCGTTAAATCGTCGGGGCCGCCTTCAAAGGCAACGAGCACGTCCTTGTATTTGTCGGGAATATGGAGCTGCGGCTTTTCGTCTCGTTCGGAGTCAGCTTCTCGACCAAGCAGATAATCAACGGTTACTCCGAAATAGTCGGCAATTTTAACAAGCATGTCATGATCGGGTTGTCGTGCATTGATTTCCCAATTTCCAATCGTTCCGTTGGAAATTTCTAAATTCTTTGCAAGCTGAATTTGAGTTACTCCTTTCTTCTTCCTTAAGTCTTTTAACACATCACCAAACATTTTTATCCTCCATTTCATAATCGATTTTATCACATATCGTGAAAATCTACAACTATTTTTATAGAACAAAAAAATTTTCTCACAAAATGACAAAAAACACTTGACAATTCTGTCGATACGTGATATTATATTCTCACAATACGACGGAAAGGAGGCCGTGATGAAAGGCTTAAGAGAAAAGCGAAAAAATTTGGGCTTAACGCAAATCCAATTAGGCGAAAAAATTGGAGTAGCTGGAAATAGTATTTGCTACTATGAATCGGGCAAAAGAAATCCCAATATTGCTGTTCTTAAAAAACTTGCTGCGTTTTTTAACTGTACAGTTGATGATTTATTAAACGATACGGAGGGCTGATCATGGGAAGGAAAGCAGGCGGAAAAAATTTTGGGAATTTTGATACAGAACCGAAGCAGACGGTTACCGAAAAAGCGATTGCGGCGGGAGAAATCTCGGAAGCAGATAGAGCGCGTTTACCTGAAATCTTCACTTGTATCAAGAAAGATTTTATCAGCATTGACGATTTAATGGCTGACTCGGGTTTAGGCTATGATACCTGCGCGAAGATTATCCGAGAGATTAAGGCTATATCTGACATTTTCAGAATAAGCGGCTGTGTGCATAGGACCGATTATTACGCATATCTGTCGCGGAAATTCGCGGGTTAAGCCGATGGAAGAATAAAGCCCTTGGGCGAAAGGAGAAAGAAATGAAAAACAAGAAAGAGTTTGTCAGGCAGTGCCTGAACCCGTTACTGGGTGAGCTGGGAATAGGGGTAAGGGACGCTTATTACGAACGCCGCCCTCATGACGGATATATCGGAGACGAGTATGTGGTTATCGTTTTTGAGAATGGCTATACAAAAGAAATATGCGTTACGGCAGACAGCCTGATCGCTTTGTCGCGCGACGTATTGAAATGGCTGTAAGGAGGTAAGCAATCATGGAAAACAAGAAAATCATCACAAAAGCGGACGAGAGAAAAGCTCTTGAACAGATTAAAAAGATCGTCGAGGGCTTGGGCGAAAACAGCTATGTGGGTACGGCGTTCAAAGGCGTATTCGAGCTGGCAGAGGAAAATATCGAGTACGATGCGGCGTTCAGCGCAAAGTTCTACATGGAAGAGTACGACAAGACCAGCGCCCGCGAGCGGGAATGGAAAGAAAAAGCAGAGGAAGCGCTTGCCTCGAACGGTAACAGCGAGGCATTGAAAGCAGAGCTTTCGCAATATAAACAGCTTGCGGAAACGAACGGTGCGCGGTGTGTGGAGCTGGGCTATAAAATCGACGACATGAAAGTAGACCTTAAAGCCCGTGAGGAAGAGATAATCCGCTTAAAGGCGAAGCTGTACGATTTAACGGTAAAGGAGTAAACCATGCCGCAGAAGATAACGCACACGATCGAATGGGAACCCGTGCAAATGTCGTATCGGGTGTTACGGCTTACGGGAAGTCAACGCCAGCCGACAATGGCGGAGGCGCGGGAATATATGCTACGGAACGATTTACCGCAGGAAATCTGGGTATCGGGCTTTTATATTCAGATATAGTCGAGTTTAATAATGAATTACGAAGCGATAAAACGTATTCGGACAATATTTGGATAAATTGGTTTTTCAACGATAAAGTTGCGACAATCGACTATATAGAAATTCAAGAGATTTCAGAGGAGGAATAGTAATGAAATAAACAGAAGAATACAAGAAATAAATTTACAAGTACAGGAAACAGCTCGTAAATCATTTGAAAAGAGCTATAGCGGCTATGATAGTAGAAGCGATCGCGGCGAGAACAGACCCGATTGAAATCCATATAGCAATGTTGGCTTTATGATTTGATTTTTTAGATTCTTTCAAAGCTTCTTCTGCAATCTCATTTGAGCGTTCCGCTTCTAAAAGAGCTTGCTCTGCTGTAATAGTCTGTCGCCGTTGATAATCGAGAGAGCGCTCCTCTCGTTGTTCTTTTTCCAGCTCTTCTTCAGATTTATTGATATTGGAAAAAGCTTTCTTTATTTGAGAATTAAACTTATCCATTCACCTTTCCCTCCCGACCAAGTAATCCAAAGACACGTCGAAGAAATCGGCAAGGGCTATGAGAACAGATAAAGACGGTTCACGGGCTTCAAGTTCATAATTTTGATAGGCTCGAACAGTTATACCCAATAATGTCGCCATATCTGTTTGCTTTAATCCTTTTTGATTTCGTAAGTCTTTTAATTGTTTTCCGAAATTCATAAGTAGATACCCCAAAAAAATTTTTCAAAAACTTTTATAAAAACAATTGACACGAACGAATTGTTCGTGTATAATATAGGTACAACACGAACGAATTGTTCGTGAAAACCTAAAAGGAGGTACAATGAACAACTTGAAAAAGCGAAGGGAAGAATTAAGCCTGACGCAGAAACAAGTATCTGATACGTTGAAAATAGACATCCGACTCTATCAGTATTATGAGGCAGGGCAGAGAGAGCCGAAAGTCAATGCCGCTATAAAAATAGCAGAAGTCTTAAAAACGACTGTGGAAAAGTTATTCAAAGACAAAACTATTATATAACGAACTTTTGGACGTGTCAAGCAAAAAGCGAAAATGAGAAATCAAAAGCGAATCGACGTAGAGAAATTCAGCAGAATGTGGTGGAAGTACGAGGGCGGGAAACTGACGGCAAGACAGGATATCAGCCGCGACCCGTTCGGTAGCTTCGAAGTAAAGTTCAGACAGAGTCTTGAAAAAGGCGGGGTGGTAATGGAGATAGAGAATAAGGACTACCCGACATTAAACAGAACGCCCGTCAATTATGAGAGCTTCCCTGCGGCTGTAGAAGCGGTGGCAGAGTATTTCGAGGGAATAGACGAGCGAGCGAAGAAAGTGCCGCAGAACGTAAAAGAGCGGGCAAAAAGAGCGTCGCAGTATATCATAGCGCAGGAGATAGTGAAAATCGCAAGGGAGGTAATTTGAAATGTTACATAGCGATAATTTGGAAAACGGAATGATTAAGTTTTGGGAGAAGGTAGAGGACGAGGAGACGGGCGAAACGTGGGAAAGAGAAGTTCCCGCCTGCCACTGCTCGGAATGTAACAGGGCGATTTATGCCGAGGATAACTGTTACGTGTTCCCGAAAATGTACGCAGATGTGCCGTATATCCTTTGCGAGGACTGTATAGACAGTTACGCGGCATACGGGAGAGAAGCGGCGGAAGCGTTGACGAAAGCGGCGCGGGAGGCGCGGAAAGCGGTATGAGGGAAGAAACAAAGGAAACGGTTGTAAAGCTGACGGGAGATATTAAAGAAGTTACGGAAGATTTACGCAGACACCGCGGATTGACTTTATGGGAATATATCCGATTGAAGCGGTTGGAGAGCGCGGAGAAATCCGCACTTGAAGAAATCTGTCGGAGGGAAGGGATATGACGTTATACGAAATCGACGCGGAGATAGAGGCGTGTATCGACGGAGAGACGGGCGAAGTCCTTGACTATGAGAAGCTGGACGGGTTGCAGATCGAGCGGGACAGGAAGATTGAAAACATAGTTTTTTTAATAGAGAACACGGAGCACGATATCGAGGGCTTGAAAGAGCAGGAAGAAATCTTCAAAGCGCGTCGGAAAGCGGCGGAGAAGAAGCTGGAGAACCTGAAAGGATATCTCTCGTATGCGTTGCAAGGACAGAAGTTCGAGACTGTGCGTGCAAAAGTGACGTTCCGAAAGAGTGAAGCGGTAATTGTGGAGGACGAAGCAAAAGTGCCCAAAGAGTATTGGACGGAAAAGGTAACGGAGGGGATAGATTTAACGGCCGTAAAGGACGCCTTAAAAGCGGGTAAGAGCGTGAGCGGGACGAGGATTGAGGAAAGATATAATCCGCAGATAAACAACGTCAGGAGGGCGGAATAGTGGAAAATTTAGAGTTATACAACGCGGTGCGAGAAGTGCCTAAAGAGGCGCAGAAAGCGATCGGGGCGGGGCGTTTGAAAGGCATGACGGATATTAACCCCATGTGGCGGATCAAGGTGCTGACGGAGCAATTCGGGATATGTGGTCTTGGTTGGTACACTGAAATTATAAAGACGTGGTTAGAGACGGGCGCGAACGGAGAAATCACGGCGAACGTGGAAATCAGGCTTTACATAAAGAAGGGGAACGATTGGAGCCGACCGATCCAGGGGATCGGGGGAAGCAAGTTTGTTGCGAAAGAAACGAACGGATTATATACCGACGACGAGTGCTATAAAAAGGCATATACTGACGCGGTAAGCGTGGCGTGTAAGGCGTTGGGAATAGGCGCAGACGTATATTTTGCGAAAGACAGCACGAAGTACGACGGTGCACCCAAGGAAGCGGCGAGCGCGGCGCAGAAGCCGAACCAGACGGCGGAACCTGTAAGGAAAGCTGATGAGTTCAAACGATTGACGAAAAGCGAGCTGGTGCAGGTTTACGGGGTAAAGAACGCAGAAGCAACGCTTGCGGCGTTGGAAAAGAAACTTGGCGTAGCGTTTAAGGATTGGGACGCGGAAACGACGGAAAAAGTGCGCGAAACCCTCGAAAAGATGAAGAAAAAGAATACCGAGGAAATGGAAAAATATCGTAACGAACCAGATGACGATTTACCGTTTTAAGGAGCGGCAATGATAAAAGGAAAGATAATCGATATAAACGCAGACGGAAGCGCGATAATTCAAGCACCGATAGACCCGTACATATTGACGCACCGAAAGGTGAAAGAATGTTATGTAGATTTTATCGACAGCCGCCCGCTGTCGGATAAGCAAAGGCGAATGTGCTATGCGTTGATGAAAGCGATTGCGGATTGGAGCGGAGAGACCCAGGAAGGCACGAAAACGGCTTTGAAATTAGAGTTTTGGCAATCGCATGTAGAAACGCTCGGGGATAAGATATTTTCCCTTTCAAACGCGCCCATGAGCCTTGTGGCAGAGTTTCAGAGATATCTGATAGACTTTATCCTTTCGAACGACGTGCCGCTGTCGTTCCCGTTGCTAAATTATGTGGACGATATCGCAAACTATACGTACATGTGCCTTATCCATAAAAAATGCTGTATTTGCGGCAGGAGGGCAGACTTGCACCATATAGACGCGATCGGAATGGGGAACGACAGGGCAGAAGCGCATAACGTGGGGAGAGAGGTAATGAGTCTTTGTCGGGCGCACCATACGGAGATACACACGATAGGCAAGGCAGCGTTCATGGAGAGATATCACCTCGAAGGCGGGGTGACTGCAGATAATACGATCTGCAAAATTTACGGGTTAAAGAGGTGAGTATGAAAAACAGCTTTGTATTATACACCGAATACGCTAAGCATATCGGATTACTAAGCATGGAACAGCGCGGGATACTGTTTACCGCCGTAATGAATTATGCGACAGGTATCGAGCTTCCAAAAATGGAGGCGGCAACGGAAATGGCGTTTTCGTTCATCAAGGAACAGCTTGACCGCGACGATGAGAAATATAAGGAAACATTAAAAAAGCGCAGCGAAGCGGGTAAACGGGGCGGACGTCCGAAAACAAATGCTTTTGACGACAGAGACCAAAAAACAGATGAAATCACCGAAAAGCAAACGAAAGCAAAAAAAGCAAATGCTTTTTCTGAAAAACAAAAAAACCCTGTAGATGTTGATGTAGATGATAAAGAAAGATTGATTGATAATCAATCGAAAGAAAACAATCAAACAATCAAAGAGACTGGAAACGACTCTTTATCAGCCTTCCTGAAAGCGTATCCAGCGATAGAGGTGGATATAAGCTCTACAGCGCAACTTTACGGAAAGGATTTTGAGCTCCTATCGGAAAAGTTTTCAGAGAGTGGTTACCTACGGGATAAAACCAATTCATTGAGTTGGGTATGCAGAAACTATACGGACATCATTTGCGATAAGTACAAGGGATCGACGATCCCGAGGGTGGAAAGCAAGCGTCCGATCAAAACGGTTTTATGAGGAGACAAAATGGGATTTCGTACATACACCGACATCGCGGATTTCAGAATCGACGAGAGCCAATATCTGAAAACGGGAATAGAGAAGCTGGATAAAGCGATTTTAGGGTTAGGATTGGGCCAGCTGGTGATCATCACGGGAACGAGAGCGGGCGGAAAAACGACGCTGACGGGACAACTGACGTGTAACTTTATCGACAAGGGATATTCAGGATTGATTTGTTCGTTTGAAATGGCAAATCCGCGGTTGAAGAATTGGCTGACGCTTCAGGCGTTAGGTTCGGAAAATCTGCGGGGCTATACGACCTCGACGGGGAAAGAGTTGTTCTACCCGCGAACGAAAGAAGTCAAAAAAGCGGTTGACGATTGGATTTCTTCCAAGTTGAAAGTTTACGACAACGCAATCTTCGACGCGGAAAAAATCTGCTCGGATATCAGCGAGGAAATCAAGAAAAACCCAAAGATCAAGTTTGTTATCCTGGATAACCTGATGAAGATCGAGCTTGACGGAATGCGTGAAAGCAAGTGGGAGGCGCAGAGCCAGATCGTAAAAAAACTCCAGCACTATGCCCAACGGAAAAATATCTGCATAATTTTGGTGGCTCACCCGAATAAAGTAAAGACGCTGCCAAGGATCGAGGACGTAGGCGGGAGCGGGGATATCATAAACACGGCCGACACGGTGTTGCTTGTCCATCGGGTAACGGAGGATTTCAAAATCCGTGCAGGCGAGTACTTCGGCTGGAAAGAAGGAAATCCCGCGCTGGAATACTCAAACATTATCGAAATCGCAAAAGACCGAGAGTTCGGAGACGACGACAGTATGGTAGGGGTATATTTCGACCCGAAATCCAAGCGTTTTTTGAATAGGCGCGACGAGGTGATCCGTTATGGCTGGGACGTAAGTCCGACGCAGGAGCGGCTGAAATTCGGAAGCACAACCTTGACGGAAGTAGAGGACGGGGAGGAACTGCCGTTTTAGGAGGAGGAAATGAGCCGAAAAGAATACAGCGTAACGGATCTATGCGAAGTTTTGCGGCTGGCGTTTGCAAAGAATAATCAAACGTATTTCGGGTATGCGTGGCGTGAAAAGCTTGGGGAGTTTCTGGAAGAAGAAAGCCGATACGCGCGGCTGGTGGATTGGCTGAACGAGAAGATCGAGTTCCACGGCAGCGTAATCAATCCATTGGGCCCGGCGGAAAACGGCGAAGAATTTGAGGAAACGTATCTGAAAGAAATCCAAGACTATGCGGTGCTGATACATCTTCGGGATTTGCTTTTGGACGATCGGACGACGCGGCAAATGCGGGAAAACATAGAGAAATGGCTGTGTAAGCGATACAAGATACGTTATTGGGGCGAATATTTTGACGGATACATGTAGGAGGCAAAACATGAGCGAAGAGATGAAAAAGAAGCTGTTGGAGCTGATAGAGGAATATCGTGCAAAAGCGGGAAAGCTGGGCTCGGGAAGCGCGTTGCAGGCAATGCACACGGCATATGCGGACGGAATCAGTCGGGCGTTGTACGAAATCCAGAAGGAGCAAGGCCGTGACGCAGAATGAACAAGTATTGAAACACCTGTTAGATAACAAAAAAATCACGAGTTTAGAAGCGGTAGAACTGTACGGGATTATGCGGTTAGGGGCGCGGATATACGACCTGAAAAAGCAAGGTTATCCGATAAAGACGTATCTGCGGGTCGGGAAATCTCGTAACGGAGAAAGCATGGTATTTGCGGAATATCGGCTGGAACGAGTAGAAGAAGCGCGGAGGCGGTGGAGGTCATGAACATGATATTGGAAATAGGAAATACAGACGACAGACGGATTGTAGCAGGAATTCTGGTGTCCAACGGTTATACGGTACGGGAAATAAAAGTACCGAAAGGAAAAACGAAAAGAATAGCCTTAGAAGCCGTTCCTCAAGCAACGGGAGAGGTTAAGAAAGCAGGAGAACAGGCATGAAATTCGTCATAGAGGGTCGCCCGCAAGGCAAAGCTCGGGCGCGGACATTCTACAATAGTCGATTAGGCAAAATGCAAAGCATAACTCCTGAACAGACAAGAAGCTATGAAGATTTGGTACGCTGGAGCTATAAAGCGGCGGGCGGTACATATCTGGGAAAAGGGCAGTTTACAGTAGCTATAAGAGCGATATACGAGGTTCCCGTGTCTTATCCCAAGAAGAAGCGAGAAGCGGCTCTACGGGGCGAAATACGGCCTTGCGTAAAGCCTGACGTGGATAATATCACAAAGGTTGTTTTGGACGCGCTGAACGGGGTGGCGTATCTTGACGATAGCGGGGTGATAGCCGTGACGGTGGAGAAAGAGTACGGAGAAGCGGCGCGGGTGGAAGTGGAGCTGACCGCGATTTGAAAAAGAACGCTTCGGTGCGCGCGTAGTGAATAAAAAGAAAAAAAGGAAACAGTTAAGTTTTGCGAGCAGAGCAAAACGGAAAACAAGGCTGATACCCGAAAGCCGTCCGCGCACATGGGCGGGAAGTAGGGGAAGGAGACAGAATTGGAGGGTTGAAATGAACTATCAGCAATCCGTATTTGACGGAACGGAAAATTCGACGGTAGAACAAAGTATAAGGCTGATAAAAGAGTTTGAGCCTATCGCTTTACATCGCAATCCGTTGGGATATATCGTAGGATATAGCGGAGGAAAAGACAGTGATGTTTTAGTGGACTTGTTTCGGAAATCGGGAGTAAAATTTTTCGTCAAGCATAATCATACGACGTTGGACGCGCCGGAGACGGTATATTATATACGAAAGAAGTTTGCGCAATGGGAAGCGGAAGGGATTCCGTGTAAAATCTATTATCCTGAAAAAAGTTTTTGGTCGTTATGTTTAGAACGGAAGATGTTACCTTCGAGAAAAGCTCGATTTTGTTGTAGTGAACTGAAAGAACAGGATATACCGGAACTAAAATTTGCAACACATTCCTTCGGGGTAAGAAAGGCGGAAAGCGTGAAACGGTCATTACATCGGGATAGTATCGAAATGAGAGATAATAGAAAAGAAACTGAACGAATTGTCGGAGGAAAGGCGATGACTCGAGGACAAACTCGAAGAAGGAAAGTAAAGGAGAGCGTATGAAGCAAGGGCATTGGCTGACGATAGATAAAGCGTTCAAGGGTTACAAGAGAAATCTTGTAGCCCTGAAAAGCTATCCGTACCCATACGTTTCGGGAGTGGACTACTCAAAGCCGAGGGTGACGGGGGACGGATACACGAACGGACAGGCGCAGATGGTGATGTCGTGCATAGAGAAGAAAGACGATTTAGAGAAACAAGTGCGTCTGGTGGAGGAAGTGGTGAAGTGGTTTGAAATCGAGGGCTACGGACGGGAAAGATACATAAAATATCGGTATTTTAAGGGAATGGGCGAATATCGGGCGTGCGACGAATTGGGGATATCCGATAGAACGGGCAGAAGATGGAAGCGCGACGTATTCGAGAAAGCGGAAGCGATCGGCATGAACATAGGTCTATTCGTATGAAAAAATGAAAAGCGGACACAATATGTCCGTTTTTCCCCGTTTTAGTATGATATAATGGTATCGTGGAAAAAGTGAAGAAAGCCGTCGGCGTTAAGTCGGCGGTTTTGCTTTGAAAGGAGTTGAGACGGAATGAACGAAAAGAATTTGAAACCGGTGCGAAGCAAGGAGGAAGCGAGAGAAAAAGGCAAACGCGGCGGGAAAGCGAGCGGAGAAGCGCGGCGGGAAAAGAAACAATTTCAGCAAGCGGTTTTGGCGGCGTTAAAGACGTCCACAGAACACGGAAGCACAATGTTGGAGGACATTGTAGCGGCGCAGATAAAGCGTGCATTAGAGGGCGATACAAGGGCCTTTGAAGCGCTTCGGGATACGAGCGGAGAGAAGCCGACGGATAAGGTGGAAGCAAGCGTTACAAACGAAAACAAGGAGCTTATGCGGGAGTATCTGGAAAGCGTTAAGAAAGGGCTATGAAACTCAACGATATTATATGGACGGATAAAATGCGGGCGGTCATGAAAGACGAGGCTCGCATTTTGTTTCTGACTGGCGCGACAGGGTGCTCTAAAACGCTCGTTGCGGGGCATAAGTTCATGGATTGGTTATTGAACGCACCCGCGGACGATACGCAGTTTTACATGATCTTCAAAGACCGCGGCACGGGCGTGAGGAATATTCTGCAAAACAAAGACAGCTTTTATAATATGTACGACTTCATGCGGGAGCCGTATGTCAGCGGGAAAGACGGGGGCTTGCAGTTCATTTTTCACGGACTTTACGGGGATAAATATGTTTATCTTTTGGGTGCGGACGACCGTTCGGCGTGGTCGAAGATACTCGGTGCAAATCCCAACGGGCTATGGCTCGAGGAATTGTCCGTTTTACATATCGATTGTATCCGCGAATGTTTAGGGCGTGCGTTCAGCCGTAACTGTAAGCTGATCGGGACGACGAACGGCGGACTGCCGACACAGGAGTTTTACACGGAATTTATCAACCACGCGGCGGTGCAATTCAGGGACACGGTGCCCGCGGCAGAGCTTTCGGAAATGATAGAAGATAGACCGTATATGCACTACTATCATTTCAACCTCAACGACGACGCGCCGCATTTGACGGATCTACAGCGTGAACAGTTGATAGAGCTGTACCCCGAAAATTCGTTCTACTATTCGAGCAAAATTCTCGGTTGCCGCGGCGCTGTAGAAGGTGCGGCGTATGCGCCGTTGATGAAAAAAGAAACGCATCTGATCCCGTTTGAAAAGATAGATATAGGCGCTATCTCTGAATTGGGCGTATTTATCGATATCGGTTCCAACAGAGACCCCGAAAACACGGATAAAGCCTCTACGGTGGCGAGTCTTATAGGCTATTCAAAGGGCTGTCAGAGAATAATTGTTTTGGAGGCATGGCCAATCCCCGCGACGAGCCATGACGCTATTATATCCGCCGTGGAAAAGGAGCTGGAACCGTGGTGGTGCAAATGGATGTTCAAGCTGAAAAAACTTGCCATAGACAGTGCGGAAGCGATATTGATCAACACCTGGAAAAGCCGTAACAAATTCAACACCGTACAAGTAAAAGGGGCTGTAAAGGCGTATAAGGACGTGATTACGCTTCGCACGAGGTGCGAGCTGAAGCAACAGCTATTGTTGCAGGGTCGGCTTTTATGGAGTACGCATGCGATAAACTCCTACAATGCCCATACGCGGCTTTTGCTGGACGATGACGGGGCGGAGCTGGATATGGGCGTTCAGGATAACGACTACGGCGATTCGCTTGCCTATGGGCTGACGGAGAAGTGGAACGACATTACAAGAAACATAAAGAGGTGATTTTTATGAGATTTTACAACATTATCAAAGACGGAATCGAGAATGTCATAGACGAGGGACAGTACGAGGCGATATATAAACCGAAGGGCTGGAAAATCGTCGGCGTATGCTGTGAAACGGAGCCTTTCCCGTCTGTACCCGAGGACGAGATTATTAAGAAAAATACGAACAAAATGAAACGGACGACCCCGAAGAACTTTGACGATAAGCTGATAAAGGACGATTAAAAAATGGCACGTTATAATTTCGATTTGAAAAATAAAGAGATCATCGATAATATCCGTTCGCCCGCGGTCTATGCGTATAACATGGCGCAAAATCTTGCGTTGCTTAGCAACGACGCGTCGGTTATTCGTCAGTTTTATCAGGTGGAAATCCCGAAGTATTTCAAAGACACCTGGCTGACGATGGAAGCGGACAGAATGTTTCTCCGTCAATATCTACCGGGGCAGGCCTTTGCGTATTTCGGGATTATCCCGATGATCGTCAACGCGAAAGTCAATCTCGTGGCGTCAAACGGCTTCAAATGCGAAAGCGACGACGAGGAAATCGACGAGGTACTCAACGAACTGATAGACGAAGCGGAGCTTCAAAAGAAATTCTGCGACGGAGTGTATTGGGAAAGCGGAATCGGGGACGTTGCCTTTCGGATTTCCTTCTGCCCCGATGTATGCGACCGACCGATTATCGATATCATAGAGCCCCAGCATCTGGAAGTCAATTACAGGCGCGGAAAGATAAAGTCTTTCGTGATAAAAGAGGTATCGAAAGACGACCCGTCTTATGAGCTTCGGGAAATACATTATAAGAACGACGAGGGCTATGCGTGTATCGATTATCGGTTCGCGATAGACGGGAAATACGTCCCGAAAAACGACGAGGCGAAAATGGAGGAATGCATGACGAAGTTTCCGTCCGATATAGATATGACTCCCCGTCAATTCCCCTTGAAAGACTTTCTGATTATCTTCAAAAAGAACGACAATTCCAATCAGCTCTATAAGGGCGAACGAGGCGTTCCCGATATTCAGGGGCTTGCGAGCATAGAAGACGCGCTGACGGAAAGTATTAGCGATTTAATCGACGCTATCCGAAAGGGCGGAATCAAAGAATTTGTGTCGGAGGAGCTTATCCCGCAGGACGTGGAGGGGAACGATTTAAGGCTCAACCATTTCAACAAAACGATCATCACGACGAAAGGAAGCTCGACACCCGGGGACAGTTCCGCGCTGTGGAACGTCGTTCAAGGGGATATCAAGTGGGAGGCTTATACCAAGACGATACAAAATCTCATGAGCACGGCCATCAACAAGGCGGGACTTTCTCCCACGACGCTGGGGCTTACGGGATTGGAGAGTATAAACAGCTCGCAGGAGAGTCAGGACGCGCGGGAAAAGCCGAGCATGCGGACGAGGGAAATAGCCCTGAACGGCTGGCGAAAGACCTTGAAGGACCTTTTGAACCGATATTTGCAGGTTCGGGATTATATCGACGGGAAAGAGATTGTCGATTATTCGAGCTTAATCAGCATTACGTTCAACGAATACACGAATCCGACGGTGGAGAACATGACGGACGTGCTCGTAAAGCAGGTGGAAGGCGGAATCAAAGCACCGCTGACTGCGATAAAAGAACTCAATAAGGGGATAAGCGACGAGGAAGCGGAGGAGGAGCTTATCCAAATTTTTGCTTCCAAAGGCGTGGAGACCATAGACGAAGGCGGGAACGGAGACGAAACCGATTCCGCGGAACCTGCCGAGGGCTCCGAGGAGGAGCGGGAGGAAGACCCCACGGAGAATAGCGCTCCCTAATAAAGGCTAAATGAGCGAATCGCGACGCGTAAAAAGGCGAAATCCGCGGCGGCGTTACGCAGTGAGTAGCAACACGCAAAAAGGGCTAAATAACTTTAAGGAAATAAAGGACATGGAAATCAACGAACTGAAAAGAGAACTGTCTCGACTCTCCGGAGTCGATTTTTTTAACCCGAAATACAGGGAGGTATTCAAGAAAGTTTTTCCGGGCGAAAAAGAGACGGAAGAGAACGGCTTGAAAGAATCGGAGACAAAACCCGAAGAAAAGCCGAAAGAAGAAGCTCCCGAAGCGGGAAAGGAAAAAATCGAGGAAAAGGTCGAGGACATCGACAAAGCCGAGGATGAACGCGAGATAGATAAAATCGAGCGGGATAAGGCGGAGAATCCCGAAAAACGTGACGAAAAAGCGGAAGAAGTACGGGAGGAAACGCAGGAAATCGGAAAGGAAGTAGATGAACTTAAGGGAGACAAGACGGAGGATATGCTGCTGGAAACGAAGATCGAGAACGCCCTTTTGCGCGGTGGGGTGCGCGAAGAGAAGCTCGGTCCCGCTATGCGGCTGGCAAAATCCGAAATCGGCAGTCTCGACGAACTCGGAAAGGTCGAGGACATTCTGAAAGACTTCCCCGAATGGGTACACGGCTATAAGCCGAAGGGCTTCGGAATGGATATCGACAACGGCTCGGATAATCTCACCGAGGAAGAAAAGAGATTGAAGCAAATGGGAATCAATCCCAGAGATTAATTAAAAAGGAGATAAAACTATATGGCTTATACGGAATCTTTACCGTCCTCGTTTAAGTTCAATGCAACCGAAACGGTGGATACGGTATTCAGCAAAATTCTTGTAAACAACTTATTTAAGGACAACACCTTCAAGCCCGGCGTGACGTTTACCAACAAGTATAACGAGCGCGGGGGACAGATTTACGCGAGGCGTCTGGGAAAGACCGCCGCGACGGTCAAGACCGCGACGAGTGCGGGCGGGCTGGATTTGACCCACACCGAAACGGCGGACAGTCTCGTCCTGATTCAAAAGACGGACGCCATTTCCCGCTCCGAGAAATGCTATGACCTCGTGGAAACGCTTCGCGCGAGTGGGAAATCCGTCGATAAGGTCAGCGAAGTCATCGAGGAGTTTAAGGAAGGGTGCCAAATTCAATGGATGTCCTATCTTCTGAAAACGCCCGTGGCGGCGAACGGCGTAGGCGTCGGCGGCGCAACGCGAAGCGCGAACACCACGGCGGACACTACGCTCGATACGCTGATAGGGTCTATCCTTGACGACCGCACGCAAATCCGCGTCAACGGCGGGACTGCAGACGTTTTGATTATCAGTCCTGAAATGGAAGCGTTATTCTTGGAAAACGCTTACAAGTCTGGTAATGCGTTTATCCCTGAAACGAACGAAGCGCTTATCAAGGACGGTAAAATCGGTCGGCTGTACGGCATGAATGTGTTCTCGTCCAACCTGATCGGAAGCGGTACTCCCTCCGTGCTTCCCGTGGCGGGCAATGCTCCCGCAAACACGGGCGACGCGAAAAAATGCGAGTACGTAATTTATGATCACGACGCTTTCGCTATCGCTTGCGATTTCGAAGGCTTGCGTATGATCAATGCAATCGACTTTGTCGGTTCTTATGCGCAGATTCAGGCGGTTTGCGGCGGTGGTATCACCAATCCCGCGCTCGCTATCGCTAAAGTCACGGCAACGGCTTAAAACGACAAAGGGACGGGTTTTCCCGCCCCTTTATTATGACGGTGAGAAGTAAAAGCGGGTGCAACTCCCGCAACCGTCAAACACAGAGGGTTTAATATGCGTTTATATTACGGCACCTACGGCCACCATTTGAGCGGCAAGCTCTATGTCTATTGGGGCGACGACAATTTAAGAACGGGACAGCAGGTCGTCGCACCCGTGACAAATAAGCGGAGCGGACGGACCTATAATACCATGTTCACGATTTCCAAATCCAGCTCGGAAAAGAACGCCGCGGGCGAGGTCGGACGGCTGGAGGGCGAGGGGATTTTTATCAAGACCATCAACGGGCGCGACCTGTTATCTTTGCCCGGGGGGAAGCCCTTCGAATCCAAAGAAGCGTGGAAGCGCGAAAGCGAGGAACGGTACAGAAAGAAACACAATCTTCCGCCGTTGGAAAAACCTGTAAAAGCGGCTTCTCCTGCGGCTTCAAAGCCCTTGTCAAAGGGCAGGCCGAAAACGCGAAGCAGCGGGAAGCGGCGGCGTAAAGCGTTCAAAAAGCAAGCCTCCAAGCTCTTGAAAGGGATAGGCACGAATAAGAAGGCTATCAACGACAGTACGGCGGAAGCCGCAAAGGCCGCGCTGTTGAGTTCGAGAAAGGTTGCGGCGGATTCCGTGAAACAAAAAGAACGCATTAAGAAAATGAAACAGAAAGAAGCATTTAAGGAGTAACGACATGAAGAAAAGCGACGTACCCGTTTATAATGACCCTGTGGATTTCGAGAACGGGGATAATAAATATCCTTGCAGTACGCAGTTTATGGTTTATAACCCGTTACAGCACAAATATTTTCTGACCCCCGAATGTCTTACGCTCAACGGCGTGGACGTACAAAGGCGGTATATCAGCAACAACCCGAACAAAATGCAGGAGTTCATTCAGCTGGTGACGGATACCGTTTATGACTATATCCAATATAAAGCGGGCTGGAAAACCTTTCAGGTCATGTTATACAGAATAGCGACGGTGCCGAGGCAGATTTATCAAGACCCTTATACCTTCCGCAAACAGTTCGAAGAAGCGTTGATTATCCAAGCGCAGTATATCATCGATAACGGCATAACGACGAAATATTCCGCGTTCGACTTATCCAAAGGCAAGAGCGCGGGCGTGGCTCCCGAGGAAGATTTCAGGGATAATTCCTATATCTCTCCCCGCACGATCTACAAGCTCGATTTCATGGGGCTTACGCGCTGGTTTATGCTCCCGCAGTTCGTTCGGCTGGATACGGATAAATATTGAGGTGAGGCCATGAAAAATATACGTGTGGAAAAGCGCGTTCCTTTCGGTTTTAAGGGCGAATGGGGACAGGTCTATAAATCTTATAACGCCGAGGAGAAAACCTCCTCACAGGTCGTTTTATGGGGCAAAAATTACTATGCGGACATCGGCCAGGACGTGCAGTTCAAATATTTGGAGAACGGTATCGACAAACAGAAGTTTTTTTCGCAGACCGAGGAAAATATCGTCGTAAAAAGCGATTACAGAATTGTAGAAACCACGGACGCTTACTTCAATGAAGAAATCGGGGAGTTTGAATGCGTCGCGGATATAGGGGATATTGTTTATTTGTTCGGCCGCTGGTGGGTAATAGATAATATAGACGAAAAAAGTATCTTTAATCCGAAGAAGCAAACCTTTTTTTATTTAGGGTTGAAAAGCATTAAAAAAGAAATTTCTGTTTTGTAAGGAGACAAAATGTTAAATCCGCAGGAAGTATCTAATTTAATCGAAGAAAAATTAAACGAAATCGGCAAGGCATGGCATGACCCATATACTTTTAAGCTCTTTTCCGAAATAATCGGGGACGAAGGCGGAGCGGATATATGCGGCGTTTTACGGAGCGAGCCCGCAGAGTTTGCGCCCGTGCCCGACTATACGGAGGGAAAATTTATCTATTCCGTTGATCTTCCCGTTCCCGCCGCACGGGTCAACTATCATTTTTTACAGGTCAAAGGCATTGTCGAGGAGCTGATAAAAAACAATAACGGCTTTTCCCATAAATTCACCGACGGCAACGGCATTATTACGTTTGCGGAAAAGAAAACGGGTACGTATAAAAACTCTTACGGCGTGGGCGAAAACGTCACGATGTCGTTCTCCGTAGCCGTTACTTACACCGAAAACGCCGTTACCTCCGCCGACAAGCATTGGCTTTTGGACGGCGTAGAAATCCCTTACCTCGAAGAAAGCGTGACGGTAGAGCGCGAGGGGACAATGCGGAATATCTTTACCGAGCAGTATAACAAGCTCTTGCTTACGGGTCAGACGAAATACTATAATTTCAGAATACCTTACGCGTCGGAAGTTTGGAATAAACTGCAGAAAGAAATATTAAACTCGTCCGTTTCTCAAAATGTTACACAGGGAACATATGAATTAAAATACTATGACGGCAGTGCATTTACCGAAGCCGCACCGTTTACTACGAAAGTAAAGATTTTCCGCAGCGGCAAATCCAGCTCCGCGCGGCCCGACGCAAGCTCTTTCGAAGTCACGTTTACCGATTACGACGGCCCCGACACGAATTATTTTCTCGGATTGCTGGATTTCCCGTTCGATATGAACGGCGACGATACGAGATATTTCGCAAGCAAGGTAGAACAGTATAACTACTTTGAGGGCAAAATTACCGCAGGAGACGCGCCGTTCGTCAACATCGAAGCCCCGAACCTCGACTCGCTGTTCATAACCTCGCAGGTTTACCAAAAAGACGCGAAATTCGGTAATCAATTCAAGTACGCGAACAAGAATTATGCGGTTATCAAGGTCATAGACAATTCCGTGCCGTTGGGGCCTGACACCATACGCTTTTTCTTCTACTTTATCACGAAAGCGACAATCGGCGCGGGCGGAAAAATGCTTCTCGATTTACGCCTCGATACCGTTCAGACGTTCTTCTTCGATCCGAATATCTCGTTTTCCGACTGTATGATTGAGCGGGCACATTTAAACAGGTTTCAAGAGGTTGGAACAAATCCCGCGAAAGTGTATTTTATCGACGATCCTGCATCGAAAATCTTCAATGCTGAAGAGGGCATGAATTTCCCTAAACGTCTTGTAGATAGACAAAAACTATCTTTACAACCCACGGGAAACGTTGATATCGATAATTGGCTGAATGAGAATGTCGCCTATTGGGTTTATGTGTTTATTGACCCAAGTGCAATTTATAAAGTGGCACAGATCGCAAATAACGATACGACTGTTGAAAAAGACTATCGTTGGGGTACAAAAATATACTATCCCCTTGGGATTAACGGCGTGACAGGGTGTATCTGTTATCCTGTTTATACACATGATTTTTCTGTAACAGATAAAGTCTCAAATCTTCATAATGTAATAAAAATACGCGCGCAATCCAACGCTGGTGCCGTAGATTTTATTCCGTGTGAGCATGGGCGTAACTATTTTGAAAATCTTAACGCAGACACAAGCTATTATTATACGGTTAAACTTTCTATAGTTCCTCCGTTTGATTTGAATGAAGACTTAGAGGTTGTTGACAATAATTTAATTATATCTGCGACAACGATGAATAATACGGATAAAGAGGCTTGTCTTTTTAGCGTGTATAATAGAAATAGAGCTATTTGTACGCATACGCTTAATGGTAGTATGTGGGGGGTTTTTCTTAATTCAGTACAAACAAAAAAATCAATAGACACCAGCTCTTATATCATTTCGGATTGGAATACCTATAAAAAACAAGAAGTGATTACACCGCAATCTCCAAACCTTGCCTATAATCCTAAATTGAACGGTCAAAATTTCAAAGAACTTGTTATCACGGCCGCAAACGGAGATACTTTTACCTATGATATACAAAAAATTTCAAGAGACATGTTTAATTTTTTGTATAGCGAACCTATCCAGCCCGAAATTACGAGATATTATATGCGTTTGAAGCCTACAGGGCTTTATCTTGAGGGCACAGAGGAAAACTATACGGGTTTAGTCGGAAGTACAGACAATGGACTTGCGTTCACGAATGACCAATATTCTGCTTTCATCGCAAATAATAAAAACTTCTTTATGCAATCAAACATGAAGATTGTCACAGGCGCGGTAAAATCTACAGCAGGAGTTATATCACAAGCCGCAAGCGGAAAGGTGGCGGGGGCAGTAGGAAGCGGTCTTTCGGCGGGGCTTGACGTAGTGCAGACCTTAATCGACCGTTCTATGACTGTGGATAATATGAAAAATGCACCCGATCAGTTAAAGAACGCAAACGGAAATGTTATATTTAACATGTTTTCTACCGATTTAGGCCTGTACGTAGAGAGATATTCTGCGTTAGACGGAGATCTCAAAACGGCAAACGATTTCATGAACCTGTACGGTTTTTCG